TAGCATAAGTCTCAGCCTGCTCACTGACTTTGTTGAGTTCATACTTGCCGCAGAATTTCATGAAATGAATACCGACCTGCGGAGTAGTTTTGATGCGCACGCCGGTAGTGATAGCAACATCAACAAGATCCTTGATCTCGTCGGGCTGTGCGGTCAAGTCAATCAAAAGTTTATTGCGCTCATACAAGTCCTTGACACGATATTCAACACCGTCAGGATCAGCCCAACGCTGTAGCATCATGTTGTTCCAGTTGAAACCTTGCTTTGTACGATCAGCATAAGCCTCAATCAAGCCAACCTTGTTCTTGCTACCCTTAGTGCGAACGCCAGGATATGCGCTGAACACATTGTCACCTGCGTCACCGCGCATGATCTTCTCAAAGAGATGAAACTGCGGATCACCTAACAGTTTAGGTTCTTTAGTCTTTTTGTCTTTGATAGGTTTACCCTTGTCATCAAAATAACCTTCAAGGGTAATCAATTGGTTAGCGACACCGTTATATTGTTTTACGTTATCACTAATCAATTGAACATAGTCAGTGTCACTACTAATGATATAGTGTTCATCGTTGGGATGCAGATGTATGAATCTTGCGATAAGGTCATCTGCCTCAGCCCGTTCATGGCGTAACACACTGACGTTTGTTTTCTCACGTAGGAACGTAGTGAACATATCATACGTTTCCCAGAACATTTTATTTTCTTCTGCTTCACTCTCAGTTAACGCTTGTTCAGCAACCTTACGATGTGCCTTGTACTGAGGATAGACATCTTTGCGCCAACTACGACCTTCAAGACAGAACACAACATGGTCAATGCCATATTTGCGTACAACTTGATTTACACTAGACAATGACAGGTGTAATGCCATGCCGATCTTCTCCCATGTATCGCTGTTACGACTTGCGATATGTCGGGCACGGAAGAACGTGTTAGCAGTATCAATGAGAGCGTATTTCACAAGCACACCTATTTAACAGAATAATATTCGTATATTATACTGTGTGATTGCGAAAGTCAACTAACTTCGGTGCGACCGTTACCCAAAATCAAACAACGTGATACCTGCAGGTTCAACTTTGTTTTTTGACAGTACCATTATGCTTTCATCTGTATTCAGATTGGTTTTGGCACTAGGTCTTACCTTGTTTTTTAGGTCAGTGGTCTGTATATGATGATAGCCCAAACTTTTTGCCAAGGATAATGTATCCTCGTACAACCTATAGTTTGAAAAGTTCTTTATATTAATCAATAACTTGCCCTCATCAATGAGATATCTTTTAATGTTAGATAAAGTAGGCTTCAGATAATTATCTAACCATTGCTGGTATGTAGTACCAGGCTTGTATGATTGATTGCCTATCCTGTAATCTTCAAGGTTGAAATAAGGAGGGCTACTAAATGCTAATCCTATCGTGTTTTCCCATTCAGGAACGAATACCTCGCTACCCTGGCATCGTATGTCGTATTTGCTATCTGTAAGGTTTACAGTATCATAATCCTTTGCCATTTCAAATAATCTGTCAACCAATAGGTTATTAGGGTCTGTTCCATAATATTCTACTTTATTTTTCATGGCGCTGAGTAGTCTCACACCCCAACCGCAACTGAAATCATAATATTTGTTATTGACATTATAATACTTTAAAATATGGTCAACCGTCTGCATTGGAAAGTTACTTGGCTTCATAGCAACGCCTCCACCTGATATCCTTAGTGCAGTCTCAAAATTTTGAATATCACTATTTGTTTTTGGATATACTTTTTCACTGCTTAGTGTGCGGCTATAAAAATATCTGATTAGATCATTAGACTCAAATACCTCTTCTATGCTCCAGCGTGGTGTTTCAAGTTTTACTTTTGCCATCAAATCTTTATAGTAATAGTTAACTATATCACCTATCCCAGTACCACCGCGCTTTACACTTTTCAAATTTTCTTCTACAAGGTTGTAGTCGGGTTTAGTATAATACTTTTGTTTTAATTCAAGGCATTTTTCAACAGGCAGGTCATAATAATGGTCGGTGTACAAAACCTTACCAAGATGTTCAATGGTATATTTTTTCTTAGTGGTTTTAGCCACGATACTTTTACATTATTAACTGATTTCAGTACGACCGTTACCCAAATCTCTGTTACCGATCACTCTCAAGTCATTTGGGGCACGTTTATCAGGGTCAGCAACTTCTTGCTCGTAAACTTCTAGCGCGATATTTCTACAAACAGTTTGAAACCAGCGGTCTACGATGTCATTGTCAGTATCAGTAGGTTTTAATTTGTAACCTTGCTTCACTAAGTTTACTATAAATTTGTCATTCCAATCTAACTCAAAACTTCCGTTATTTAAGTTATTAGGATCTAAATCTACTTTTAAAATTGCTATGTAAGGTTCGCCTTTACTATTTGCTTCTTCTTTTGGCGATAGTTTCTTTTCAGCCTTAGGTTTACCTGCAGGCTTAGGTGGCTCTGGCTTTTTGAAAAGATTCTTTAGTTTCTCAAACATAACTCTTATATGTATCAAAAAGTTTCATGCTGGCAAGATTTTTAGCCTTACTTTCGCACATGATGTCAGCCCACTGCCAATGTTCATATGCCCAACGATTCATAGCATCGTTGTAGAAATAGTCGCTATGTGCGCGTAGTTTCTGTTTGTTATACCCACTTTCCATCAATCGCTGTAGGTCATGTCGTTCGGTTGTATTGCGCTCAATGACGCCATCTTCGCGTGAGACGCTAAAATGCATAGCAGGGCGCACACCACGCCAACTGTCAATAATATGCTTGATACGATCATCATTGGGTTGTATGTATTCACCTGTCTTGATCCAATGATGATGAATGTCTAGTACTAGACCCAGATGTCCAGCCAGTTCGAGGGTTGAGTCAAGTCCCCAGGACATTTCTTCGTTTTCGATGGTAATACTGTTTCTTGCTTCGGGCGAGAGCCTGCCGAGTGCGCTGATGATACCGGCTGGACCTTGTCTGCCTGATATGTGTACATTGATCTTGATATCCTGGAATTTTCTACCGTACCCCATCCAGCGGGCCATATCCACATGATATTCAAACTCCTCTATACTCTTATTTACTACCTCAGGGCGGTCGCTAGCGAGTACCACGAACTGATCGGGATGAAACGATAGTCGTACATCGTTAGCACGGGCAGTCTCACCGATTGGAGCCATCCAGCGTTCCAAACTGTCCTGTACCTCACGCGATTTCCAGAAGTACTTGTACTCATCCATAGTATAGAAACTGAACATATCGCTAGTTAGTCGTACCATACGCAGACCGGGCTCAAGACTAGCGACCTTCTTGACTAGATTATGTGTATTGGTGATGTTGCGTTTAGCAACTTCCATTAGTTTTTCTTCAACAATGCGCGGGCTACTCTGACGCTTTGCCCATGCGTGGGTAGTACCACCAGTGTTGAACCCGTCAGCACTAGCGATCTCGCCTTTCTTGTTGATTTCTGCCCATTTGCAGGCAAAACCAATACGCTTGATATTACTATTGAATGACATAATTACGATAAATATTACTATAACTATTTGAGAATGTCAACATCATGGATTTCCGTAAACTTTTAGATATCATATCAGAGAATTCTAAACCCAAAGCGCGTAAACAATCAATGCTAAAGGGCGTAGAGGTTATGTCTTTATCAGACTTTGTTGCCCAACAAACCAATCAGGGACTTGAAGAGGCTGACGATAAGTTTTTGGGCGCAACATATAGAAAGCCCGGTGAAGAAGAGTTAAAAGGGTATTTAGGAAGAGTAGAAAAGAGACAAAAAGACAAACGCGACAAGTACGATTTTCCATATGTTCATAGCAGTAATATAACTCCAATTATTTACAAACCTGCTGATGGGGGCGAGATAGAGGCTATACCTGGACAGAGAGATTACGAATTTAACCTTGAAAAATTAAAACAATTATTTACTACACGTCCTGAATATATCCTGAAACAAAACGACAAGATGAAACATAGTGATGGTTCAACTAGCATATTTTTTAATATCGGTTTGCCCGCCATCGTTGGATTAGCAGTAGATGAAA